AATAAATATTATCCTGAAAAATTACTAGAAAAATTTAAGTATGACGCTTTAATGGAAATGGAAAAGGATATAGTAAAGTTATATTTTGTAGCTGACCCAAAAGGAAATTATTTATTCTGGCTTAACGATATAGAGCTTCCAAAAGTAGAACAAAGATACTGTCCTTCTACTACTCTATGGAATAATAAAAAAGAATTAAAAGAAGTTTACTTGTTAAAAGAAAGCATAGCTTCCAGGATAAACTGGAACGATTAGGATAGTTTTATATTTTTTCTTAAATTTATAGCAGAGAAAATGGAAATCAAACACGAAAAGGCTGAAGTCTTAAAAGATATTGAATACAATAATCATACAACTATTTGTTTAGAATTATTAAATAAATGGAAAAAAGATAGTAAGAATAAAGAGCTCCAGGACTTTATATTGTCTTTTCTAGAAACTGTTTTTTATACTAACACTTTACAAAGAGATAAGTTTATTCATAATAAAATTATAGAGGAGTATAGAAGCGACAAGTTACGAGCAATAGAAAGAGCACGTAAAGCAGATAAAGAAGTAGAAAAACTAGAAAAGGAATTGACTAAACTTAGAAAACTTATAAACCTATGACAGCAAAAGAAAGTTTATTACAAATGTATATAGCAGAAATACAATGTTTGAGATCTGCCTATCAAAAAGAAAAGGATAAATCTAAAGAGCTATGCGACATAATAGCTGACAAAGATATTATTATTAAACTATTAAAAAACAAGAATAAGGCTTATGACAAATACAATTAAACTCCTGGACGGTTCTGTTCAAGTAAAACAAGAAGTAATAGATAATATGTATTCAGACGATTATTACTATGGGTACTTAGGTAAAAACGCTTTGTCTAGTAGTTCTATAAAACTTCTGTTAGATAGTGCAAAGACTTACTTATATGTAAATAAGTATGGTCAGCCAGAAACGCAGCCACTTAGAGACGGACACTTATTTCACACTATGATTCTAGAACCAGAAAAGATTAATGATATAGTTTTTGTAGATGTGCAAAGTAAGAACACTAAGAAATATAAAGAAGCTAAAAAGTTTCACGATCAGGTTTTTACTATGAAAGAGAAAAACGATGCTGAGAGATTATGTGATGCTCTGCTTAGAAATGAAACTGCTCTTAGTTTAATCCAGGACTCACAGTTTGAGATTCCAATGATAGACACTATAAATGGTTATCCTTTTAGAGGTAAGGCAGACGTATTAAAAAATAAAGGAGGCATAGTAGATTTAAAAACAACTATAGACGTAAAAAACTTTTATAAGTCTGCAGATGCATATAGGTACTATAACCAGGTTTATATATACTGTCAGCTCTTTGACTGTGACTACAAAGACTTTAAGTTTTTATGTATAGACAAAAAGAATCTAGACGTAGGAGTCTGGGACTGCTCAGAGAATTTCTACTTAAAAGGAGAGGCTTCAGTAATGGCAGGTATCGAGATATACAAAGAATTCATAGAAGCAGACTTTGACATAGACCAATACATAATAAAAGGAACACTTTAAAACAATAATATGAACATAGAAAAATTTAACATTTACGAAACTAAAAACTACAATTTGTTTAAACTACTAGACTCTAATAGAGAGCCTAATCAAAGAATATTAAACAAACTAGAAAAGAGTATTAAAGATATTGGAATACAAATTCCTATAATAGTAAACACTGAAAACCAAATAGTAGACGGACAGCATAGATTCTGGACTTTACAAAAGTTAGGTTATGTAGTTCCTTACATAATTAGTAAAGCCTGGAAAAAAGATAATCATACTATAGAAATTAATAACACTAGTTCTAATTGGACTTCACTAGATTATGCAAATTTCCAAATGAGAAAAGGAAACCTAGATGTAAAGAAAGCATTACAACAGTCTTATATTTGGCAAAAAGAAACTAATAATAAGTTTAAAATTATAAATGGTTTAGAACTTATAGTTTCAGGTAAAAGTTATAGCGGTATAAAAATTAAATTAAAAAATGGTTTATACATATCAGACTTAAAAACTGCTAATAAAATATTTCAAATACTAAAAGTAATGAATGAATATCCTAGGAAAACTTCTGCCTTTGCTGCAAAATTTGTTAGAGCTACAAAAATGTTTTTCTATGACCATAAGAAAATTAATATATTAGCAATACGAAAAATGTGTCGAGAAAATTATATTTTATCTTATAACAACGAACTAGATACTTTAGAGTATTTAACAGATATTTATAATAAGGCTAATAAAAGCCTTAAAAGAGAAAAAACTTTATTTTAATATGGAAGAGTACGACAGGATAGCAAACTTAGTAATGAGTTTGACAGAGACAGATATATTCAAGAACCGAAGAACACAAAGCCACGTAGACGCTAGAGCCTTCTTTGACTATATAATGAGAAAGATAAAAAACAAGACTTATGAGAGTATAGCTAAATACTACCATACTAAAGGAAAGTCTGCAGATCATTCTACAATACTATACAGAACAAATCTGTTTGAAGAAATAAAATCTAGAAAGCCTGAATATGAAACCTGGCTTAATATTATTAAAAATGAAATTATATCCTCAAAAGAATTATTAATAGTTTTTGATAAAATAAAAGTCTTAAAAACTCCAGATTCTTTAGAACAAGTAAATGAACTTGTAGATAAGTTAACCTACAAAGAAAAGCTATATAATACCCTTTTAGATAAAACTTAAAAATTTTCCGTTATATTAGTAGAATAATGTTACAAAAGTGACACTATAAAAAAGATATAATGAAAACAGAAAGTAAAGATAAAATGCTTAAAGCTCTAGAGGAGTTTTACGGTATAGTTTCAACAGCTAGTCAAAGCGTAGGAATAAGTAGACAAACACATTACAGGTGGTTAGAGGATGACCAGGAGTATAAAGCAAAAGTCCAGGATATAAAAAACTCTGCTATAGATTTTGTAGAGACCAAATTATTTGACTGTATTAAAAGCGAGAAAGAAACTTCTATAATATTTTATTTAAAGACTATTGGTAAATCTAGAGGTTATGTTCCTAGACAGGAAATTGATACTGGAGACAATAAAGAATTTAGAATAGAAGTTGTAGAGTGAGAGACTTAAAAACTAATATAGTTTGGAAGCATTTAGAAAAAAGCCAAAAGAAAATAATAATAGAGCAGGGCGGTTCTAGAAGCGGTAAGACCTATAATATTCTGATCTGGATTATATTTGGTTACTGTCTAAGAAATAAAAACAAAATAGTATCTATATGTAGAAAAACTTTTCCTGCATTAAGAACCTCAGCTATGAGAGATTTCTTTGAGATACTAAAGAACAACGAGCTTTATAGTGAGGAAGACCATAATAAGACAAGTCACGAATACAAGATAAACGGAAACCTAGTAGAGTTTATATCCTTAGACTCTCCTCAAAAAGTAAGAGGACGTAAAAGAGATTTACTATTTATTAATGAGGCTAACGAATTATTCTGGGAAGACTGGAATCAATTAGTATTTAGAACTGTTGGTCGTATTATATTAGACTATAATCCTTCAGACGAGTTTCACTGGATTTATGATAAAGTAAAAACAAGAGAAGACGCAGACTTTTATAAGACCACTTATAAAGACAACAAGTTCCTGGAGGATTCGATAGTAAAAGAAATTGAAAGACTAAAATACACAGACGAAAATTACTGGAGGATATATGGACTAGGAGAGATAGGACAAAGTAAAGCAACTATATTCCAGTTTAGAGAGATAGAGAAAATACCTGACAATGCAAAGTTTGTTAGTTATGGAATGGACTTTGGCTATACTAATGACCCTACTTGTATTTCTAAAATTTACTTACACGATACTAACCTTTATGCAGAAGAGCTTATATATCGTACAGGAATGACTAATAGAGATATTCATAATGAATTACTAAGCCTGGGTGTGGGTAGACGTGATGAGATTTTTGCCGACTCAGCAGAACCGAAAACTATTGACGAACTTTATAGATACGGTTGGAATATTAAACCGAGCACAAAAGGTAGAGACTCAGTCAATATAGGAATTGATATGTTAAAAAGATATACTATACATATAACTAAGAAAAGCCAGAACGCTATAAAAGAGTTTCGTAATTATAAATGGAAAGAAGACAAGAACGGAAATATTCTTAATCAACCAGAAGACAAGTTTAATCATTTTTGCGACAGTCTACGTTACGGAATCTATAATAAACTAGCCAGACCTAATTATGGAAAATATGCAATCAGGTAAAGTCTGTCTTAAATGTGATAGACAAATGACTCCTACAGGCTCATTACAAAATGGCTTTTATTTCTACTGTCCTAAATGTGGAGATGTTAAGTTATGTCAATAATTTGTAATTGTGAAAAACTTTTAGTAACTTTAGGTTATGAGAAATAAAACTAAATGTGACAACTGTAAAAAACTAAACGACCCAGACAACTTTTTATGCGAGTACTGTGGGTTTGATTTTGAATTACAATTATCATATAACAAATGGGGTCTTCCCGAATTAACACAGAAAATTAAATAATATGTATTACTACGCTACTACGCTAGACGATCTAGCAAAATTAATTACTAACCCAGACTTCAAAGTAATGGATGTCTACGGTGCAAAGCCTGGCTCAAAAGAATATAAATCTGGTAAAGGATTCTGGAGAGTACAAGGCAGATACATTAATAAAGGGGACGCATGAAGCGTCCCATTAACCTTAAATAAATAATTATGCCAATATCAAACGAAATATTTGAAACCTATAGACTCCAGGAACGAGCTAAAGAACAAAATAAAGCTGTAAGGCTTTTAGCTTCTCAAGGATACACTATAGTAGATTTAGAAGGAAATATTATTAACAAAACAAACTATAAAAAATAAATTATGACAAAAGAGAAATTAGACGACTTTATTAGTTTTTATGCAGGACTAATAATTCAATTTAGTACTATAGCATTTTCAACAG